CTGATGGCAAGGAAACTTGATCCATCTAGGTTCTACTACGCTAAACACTTTAAGAAGTTTGCTAATAGTCTCAAACCCACCTTTGATAGTGAGAAACATGATGAAGACAGGATCATCATTCCACTATATTATGAAAAGAACTTAATTGGGTTTCAGGGAAGATCTATAGATCCCAGCCCTGTTAAATACATTACCGTGATGCTTGATGATGACGCACCAAAAATCTACGGATTGGATAACATCAGAACAGATGCTCCAGTCTACATTACAGAGGGACCTTTCGACAGCACGCTCATTCGCAATGCGATTGCTATGTGCGGAGCTGATCTTGATATCAGTCGTTGGGGGATTAGCAATCCTGTTTGGATCTATGACAATGAACCGCGCAATCGAGAAATCACCAACCGCATCGCCAAGACAATCGATGCAGGTGACTCTGTAGTCATTTGGCCAAATGGCATAGATGATAAAGACATAAATGATATGGTAATGTCTGGACTGGATGTACAATCCGTGATAGACTCAAATACCTATAGTGGATTAGAAGCACAACTCAAATTTACCACCTGGAAGAAGATATGAGCAACGGCACCAAAGTTAAAAAGAGAGATGGACGAATTGAACCTCTTGACCTAGAGAAGATGCATTTGATGGTTGAAGAGGCGTGTACGGGTATTGCAGGGGTGTCTGCAAGTCAAGTTGAGATGAAGTCGGGTATTCAGTTTTATGATGGCATCACG